GGATATGGGACTGACTGACAAGGCACTCGACGACCTCGTAGAGATCGGGGCGGAGGGTCTTGCCGACGATGCCTCGGACGAAGACATCGCCGCGAAAGTGGATTCGCTCGTGCCCTATGCAAAGGCAATGCAGGGGGAGATCACGAGGAAGACGCAACGTCCGAAACCGCAATCAAAGAAACCGCAATCCAACGACGAGGGCGAAGATGAGGGCGGAAATGAAGATGAGGCCCCCGAATGGTTCAAGCCTTTCCAAAAAAAATTGACCGATCTCGAAACCGAGAACGCCGCGCTCAAAGCGGAAAAGGCAAAGACCACGCGACAGGCCGAAATCTCGGCAAAGGCTAAAAAGCTCGGAATCCCCGACTACCTGATGAAGCGAGTCTCATTCGCAGAGGATGCAGACCTCGACAAGGAGCTGGCGGATTACAAGCAGGAGTTAGTCACCAACAACCTCATGCCCAAGGAGCAGGCGCATGAAACAGGAAGTAGCAAGGAGGCAATGGAAGCCGACGCCAAGGCTTGGGCCGAAAGTCTTCCCAACAAGTAACAGCTCCGAATCATTCACCCCTTAAATTGATTGCAACAATGGCTATTGATTTCAAGAAAACGCAGCTATCGGGCCACACGCCCGAAATTTGGCGCGGCGAGTGCAAGATTCTGCCGGGCGGCTTCAAGCCGGTGCAGAACTTCCCCGTCGGAACGGTGTTGCATCGGGGAACTCCTATCTATGTCGATTTCGAGGCGATGAGTGCCGCCGTTTGCAAGACCGCCAAGGTTCTCAAAGGAGGCACGACCACCGCGCCCCGCGTCGCCAAAGGGCATTACTTCGTCGCAGGCGACGTAGTAATGAAACTCGGAGTAACCGACAAATCCCCGATCATCAAGTCCATCGACACGGCCAATGCCGGGTACGATGTCATCACGTTCGCATCCGCCATCGCAGGGCTGGCCGAGGGCGACATCCTCGTAGAGGCAACCGAATATGCCGAAACAGGCGGAGGTTCGGGTTCCGACCCCATCCCTGCCGCGCCTCGCTATACACCCAACATGGTTGTCGGAGCGGCCAAGGAGTTCACCGGAAAGGGCCTCCCGACGATTGATGCCGCATACGAGGCGGTAGTCCTCTATCCGAGCCTGAACTTCCCTTTGCTGGAAGACTGGCTCATCAATCCCGGCAAGGTATGCCTCAAAGCAAACCCGAACATTCTGTTCATTAAACAGTAACGATCATGCCCGAAATTCTTTATAGCTCAATCTTTGGCGCATTGACGCAGCACGTACAAGCTCGCTTCGATGCCGCCTCGAAACTGCACAAGCAGCTTTTCGACAACGTAATCTTCGAGCGTTTCCTCGACTGGGACACCCCGACTATCGGCCTCGACTTCGAGGAGATCATCGGTCAGTACAACATCACTGTTGCTGCTCCGACCATCGGCGATCAGTCGAAAGAGGCTATCCTCGGTACGGAGGGGTTGGAAACCGTGAAAGAGCGCATCCTCAATCATGCCGTAACGCTGCCGATGACGATTCAGGACTATCGTAAGGTTCTGCAAATCCTCGACAGCAAGTCGCTCCCCGACAAGGCAAAGACGGAGCAGCTCATCAAACTGATGTGGGGCAGTTCGACGACGGTCGTAAGTTCCGTTCTCGCAAAGCTCGACATCCTGTTCCTGCGCCCGCTCTCGAACGAGGGTATCGTCGAACTCGACGACAACATCAACCCCGAAGGTGGCGTGCGCGGCACGATCAACTTCAACCAGCCCGCCGAGAATATCGCGTCGTCCAAAACCCCGTGGACGGATGCCAATCTCGACACGGTGGACTGCTTCGAGGACGTGCAGGGCATCATCGACGCCGCACAGGACAAAACCGTATTCGGCAAAATCCTCTGCGCTCCGTCGCGCATCTCCTACATGTGCCGCAGCAAGAAGATCAAGCAGATGATCTGGGGAACCGACAAATCTGCGAAGATCGTGCAACTGAAAGACCTGAACGCCTATATGCAGGAGAACAGCTACCCTGTTTTCGAGCCTATCCGCCGTCAGGTTCGCATTCAGAAAGGCAAACTCCGCGTCCCCTATACGCCGTGGAACGAGAAGAACATGGTTTTCATTCCCGACGGCAAGCTCGGCATCGTCAAAAACGCATGGGCGAACAACGAGCTGAAACAGGAGGCCGGAGTAGCGTACTCCAACTACGGGCGTATCCGCGTCTCGCAATGGGGCGTGGGCGAAACGCAGGGTAGCAACGGCGTTGAGTTCACCAAGGCCGAATCGCTCTCGTTGCCCGTAATTACGGAAATGAACGGCATCTACACCCTCAAAACGCAGCAGTAGCCGTGGATAACCTTACCGCAACGAGGAGTTTGTGCAATGCGATAGCAAACACATTCTATCCTGATAACGCGACCATCGAATTTGCGCTCTTCAACGAGGGCATCGACGCAAAGGCCGAGGCGACCCCGAAAGACCCTATGATCTTTCGGGTTGCCGCCCGCCTTGTCATCGGATATGTCGAAAACAGCCGCTCCGAGAACGGCGTATCGACCTCCGTAATGAGCGAGGAAGCCCTCAAACAGAGCCTTTCGATTTGGTGCGGCTATTATGGTCTCAATGCGGATGAGGTTCTTTCCGACTATATGCGCGTGATCGAGGACGGCACGCATCTATGGTGATATGAGATACAACGGCACATTGCGCTACGAGATACTCACCGAGGGCGGTATCGACGAATGGGGCGAGCCTATCAAGGCACAATCCGCATGGAGCGAGGCTATCCCCTGCTCCATCAAGACCAACAGCGATAACCGCAAAGGGCGTTACGAAGACGGCGAATTTCGGCAGGCTTCGTTTACGATCCTTGTTGAGTGCATCCCTTTCCCCTACAATCGGGTGAAACTCGAAAGGATGGGCGAAAATCTCGGCGAATACCGCGTGATGAACGCCGAACCTCTCACCACCGTAGGCAGAACTCAAATCGTGGTGTGATATGGCGAAAGTCGCTACCTCGCACGGCAAATACAAGGGCGTCATCGTCAGCAAAACGGACATGCGCAAGCTGAAAGCCGGATTGCAGGCCAAGATGAAAGACATCGTCGCCTTGCTCGTGAAGCAACTCTCTTTCATCGGGGAGGAGTGCATACGAATCGCCCGCGAGAGTGGCAGCTACAACGATATTACCGGCAATTTGAGGTCATCAATAGGCTATGTGGTGCTTGTGGACGGGAAGCCCGTCGTGACGGGAGCCTCGAAGCAATACAGCGGCAAGGATGGCAACGGCGAAGCCGGCCCGCCCGCCGCCGAAGCATTGCTCCAAAGTCTGCAAGCGAAATTTCCGTGGGGCGTGGTTCTGATCGTCTGCGCAGGCATGAAATACGCCGCGTATGTCGAAGCAGTCCACCACAAGGACGTTCTCACCTCCGCCGAGTTGAAAGCCGAATCGCTTGCCAAGAAATTACTCAACGGTCTAATCGAATAGCGAGATGATAAAAACGGAGATGCAGATTGAGCGGGATTTCTATTCTTTCGTCAAGAATAGCGACCTCGGAAAGGCCATCAAAGGAAAGGTTTACCGACCCGAAATGCGCCCTGCCAATGCCACGACGGAGGATTTGATCGTCAAGTTCCTCGCAGGACTTGATGAACAGGTACAAACGGGCGTGGTGATCTTCAATCTCTATGTCCCCGATATACCTCATGCCGACGGCCGGATGGTTCCCGACAAGAACCGCATCGGCAAGTTGGAGGAGCTGCTTCTCGCATTCGTAGAAACCGCAGGTGGTACGGAATACTGGCTCGAAACCGATACGACACCGACGACGATGCGCAACGAGGAAATAGAGCAGCATTTCATATACGCAAGAATCAAGTTTAACCGCATAACAGAATAGGATTATGGCAAAGAAAATCATCATGTCGTGGTCGAAGTGCAAAATCGAAGTCGGCAAGACCGGCGACGACGAGGCGATGGCCGCCACTCTGACCGATGTAGGGACGATCAACGACAAATCGACGACGCTTGCCACCGAGGACGGCGAAACGCTGACCGCAACGGCAACGGGCGGGATCGTGGTTGCCGAAGAGGAGGGCGAGCCGGTCGTTACCCTGACGACCCGCGTCAAGGAGATGGACTTCGACAAGGAAAAGATGTTCAACGGGGCAGAGGTCTCGGAGGACGGCGACGAGCTGACCGTCAAGACCAACGTCGTATCGGACGACTTTTCCGTGAAGCTCACGCCCAAGAATATCGGTGCTATCGGCATCAAGATTCGTCGGTCGCATGTTTCGTTCCGACCGGGCAGCTCCGAGGAGGAAGGATCGTATGTCGATCTCACGTTCAAGGTGCTCGCCTGCTCCGACGGGGAGCTTTACAAGAAGTTCCGCGTCAAGGCCGCAGACTGGGCCGCGCAAGCAGGGGCATAACATCGCAAGATGCTGACAAGCGGAAAGACGCCCTTTGCGGTTGGAGGAGAAACCGCAATCCGGAGGGTTGGCAGAGTGGCTGAATGCACCTCACCGCTAACGAGGCAAGCCGTCAGGCTTCGGAGGTTCGAATCCTCCACCCTCCGCAATTTTATTCAGAATATGGAACAGACTACTATCGAAAGCCGCGTCGCATCGGCCATACTCGAAAGAAATGTAGGGAATATCGAGATTGAGGGTGTCACCTACGAAATAGCGCCGCCGTCTATCGCAACGCTCATCGTCGTTTCGGAGTTCATCGCCTCCCTCCCGATTGTGGAGAAAGTGGAGAAAACCGAGATCGTAAATTCCGTACTGCATCATGCGCGGTTTTTCCGGCCTCTCGGCGACATCGCGGCGACGCTTATCCTCGGAGCGAAGAGCCTCACCGAGGAGCGCGTCGTCGTGCAGGAGAAACGCTATTTGTTCGGTCTCATCAAGCGCAAGAGCAAGAAGAAAATCAAGATCGACAAACGGGCGGAACTCGCCAAAGCCATTTTAGAGAACGTCCGTCCGACGGTTCTGTTCAACGTCGTCGTACAACGGCTTCAAGACATGGAGATCAGCAGTTTTTTCGCCATTACCACTTCCCTGTCAGAGGCGAATATCCTCAAACCGACAAAGGAAGTGGTAAAAGGCTGAACGACAGCATTTGGGCTACCGTTCTCGGAATCGCAAGAACGCTCGGAGTAACAGAGAAATACGCTTTATACGACATCAGTTATGTAAACGCGATCATGTATAGCCGTGCAATGCCGATGCCCGGCGACAAAGGCGAGAACGGCAACGCGCCGCTTTACGATGGCAGTAAAGACGCGAATAACCCTGAAAATTTCACGGATTTCACAGATGACGAGGAGATTGTAAGAATATGAAAAACGACGACGGCGCATTAAGTTTCGGCACGGCGATAGATATGTCCGGCTTCGATGCCGGCATCGAGCAGATCGAGGGGAAAGTCGCTGGATTGACCTCCAATGTTGAAGTTGAGACTTCCAAAATCTCTCAACTGCTCGCCAACGTCCCGACCTTGAATATCGAAGTCGTCACAAATGCGTCGCAATCCCTTTCCACCATCGACACCGCATACGCCGAACTCGACCGAGTGATTGACACCAACCGCTCGTCCGTATTGGCGTTGGAGGAGCAATATCGGCAGCTCGGCTCCGAAATCTCGAATCTCGGACGGCAGGCCGCAACTCCCGCTATTCAGGCCGAATACGATGCCCTCAAACAGCAGCAGACGGCGATCAAGGAGAATATAGCGTTACGCAAGAAAATCGTTACCGAGGCCGAGAAAGTCGGCGACGAACTCTATCAGACCGAACAGCGGTTGAAGAAAGAGGCCGCGGCCGCCGAAAAGAGTGCCAACAGCCAAGTATCGCTCCGCACCCGATTGAGGCAATTACGGGAAGAACTCGTAATGATGGAGGCATCGGGACAGCGCGGCACGGCACAGTATCGCGCCTTGCAGGAAGAGGCGGGAAAACTCACCGACGCATGGGCCGACGCCACGGCGCAGGCAACGATCCTCGCCCATGACCAGCGCGGTATGCAGGGTCTTATTTCGGGACTTTCAGGTGTCGCAGGGGCTTTCTCCGTAGCACAGGGCACGATGTCGCTTTTCGCGGGCGAGAATGAGGATTTGCAAAAGATCATGGTCAAGGTGCAATCCCTCATGGCTATTACCATCGGATTGCAGCAGATACAGCAAACCCTCAATAAAGATTCGGCATTCACCCTCGTTACCTTGAATGGTCTCAAAGAGTGGTGGAACAAGCTCACGGGACAGAGTGCCGTCGAGCAGGCCGCCGAAACCGCCGCGACCGAGATCAATACCGCAGCACAGGTAGCCAATGCAACGGCGACGGCCGCCGATACTGCGGCGCAGACGGCCAATAATACAGCTACCGCAGGAGGGACGGCCGCACAAGTGGCGAATACCGCATCGACAACGGCACAGACTGCCGCGACGACCGCCGGAACCGTCGCTACAAAAGCCATGTCCGTAGCAATGAAAGGTCTGCGGGCCGCGCTCATTTCTACCGGCATCGGAGCATTGGTCGTTCTTTTGGGGTCGCTCGTGAATTGGCTGATGAAAGCGTTTGAGGCGTCATCGAAAGCCGATAAGAAATTCGAGGAGCAGCAAGAAATCCTCAAAGCAGGCAACGAAGCCTACATCAAGGCTTCTATGGAGATCGAGAACTACAAAAACAAACTCGAAAGCTTCAAGGGGACAAAAGCGCAGGAGAAAGAAGTTGTCAAAGAGCTGAACTCCAAATACGGGGAGGCAATGGGTTACTATAAAACCCTTGCCGAATGGAAAACCGTCTTAAAGCAAAAGGGCGAGAAGTATTGCGAAATGCTCATGCTCGAAGCACAGGCGCAAGCTCTTTTGACAAAAACGACCGAAGCATATATCAAGCTCCAAGAGGTCAGAGCAAAGGCCGAAAACGGCGATTTCAACAAGTGGTGGCGTGGAAAGCGCGGAGATAATCGTGCAGCGCAAAAGGCCATAAATGAAGCGCAGGAAGAATACGAAAACTGGAAAAAACAATGGGGAGAGATACAGGAAAAAGCATCTCAGTTCAAAAAAGATAACGACCTCGATTTCCATATCGACCCGTCCAAAGACAAGTTCGACCCGAAAAAGGCGGCTCTCACGCAAAAGAAATCCATCGAGGAATGGAAGAAAGCGGTCAAGCAGTATATCAAGGATGCGCATAGCGAGATAGCCGACTATACGATTGAGGCGATGGCAGAGGGACAGTCCAAAGAACTCAATCAGATAGAACTCGATACCGTCCGCAAGCGTAATGCGTGGCGTCAGCAGTTGCGCCAACTCGCCAAGGTTAGGCAGGATGCCGAGAAGCAATATTACATGTCGCAGAAAGGCGCGACGGAGGTCAAATGGGCCAATTCCAAGCGCGGCAAGATGACTATCGACGATTACGTCAAGGAGTTACTCCAAGACCCTAAAATCGCCGAGGAGTTCAATCGCGTATTAACGGCCATCACAGAGCAGGGAGAGCGGGAAAAGGCCGAAATCCGCAGGAAATACACCGACGCGCTGATTGACGAATACGGCACGGTCGAGCAGAGGATCGAGAAACTCAATCGGGAGTGGGCGAAGAAACTATCCACTATGCCGACCGAATACCTGCACAACGCGATTAAGCAGATGAACGCCGAGTTTGCCGCATTGGAATCTGCGGATTTCAAAAAGTCGATCAACTGGGAGAGCGTATTCGGCGACCTCGGAAAACAGTCGTTATCGACCTTGCAATACAACCTCGACAAGATCAAGGCTTATTTCGCCTCGAACAAGGATTCGATGGGCGCAACCGAGATCAAGGACTATCAAGAAGCGATTACCAAGATGGAGGAGGAAATCGCCTCTCGAAACCCCTTTGTCGCCCTGCACAAGTCGATCAAGGACATAGGCAACGCCAAAACGGAGTTCGTCGCCGCATTGCAGGCATGGCACGACGCGCAGGATGGGATCACGACCGCGCAGCGGGAATACAACGAAGCTCTCGCCGTCGAGCAGGCCCTCCGCGAGCAGATTGATTTGGGTACTCTCACGGAGGACAGCGATAAGTACCGCGAAGCCGAAGAAAACCTGAAATTGGCGAAATTCCGCGTTGCCGAAGCGACGGAGCGCAACTCGCAGGCTGAACAGCGGGCATTATCCGCACGTAATAATATCACCGTTTCCTACAAGAATTTCGCAACGCAACTGCGGGCTGTCGGAGGCGTGATTTCCGGGATCGGCGGCCAAGCGCAGAACCTCGCGGCGATATTCTCCGATGATGTCGCAAATGGTATCGGCAAGGCCCTCGATACTATTGACGCGGTATTGGATGCCGCATCGACTGTCATGGATGCCATCGGAGATGTCGGCAAAGGCGTCGCCGAGGGCGTAGAAGCTACCGTTGATGCAACGGCACAGGGTGCAACGGCCGCAGCAGCAGCCGGAGCCGCCTCTATATCAACCATCGAGAAAGCATCGGTTATCCTCGCCGTTATTTCGGCGGCTTTGCAGGTCGCTACGGCCATCGCCAACCTCTTCAACGATGACGATTCCAAGCAGAAAGAAATCGAGAACCTGCAACGCCGCATCGACCAACTGCAATGGGAACTCGACAATGCCGATACCGTCCGCTTGCAGAATAATGTCGGGGATGCCGTGCAGAAATTGAGGGACATCTACGCCGAAACCACGCAGGAGGTATTGCGTCTGCATCTCACATCACAGCAGTACGGCAACTCATGGACACGGATGATCGCCCGGATGCGCTACGATAGCGAGGTATATGAGAAATCCATCGAGAAGATTGCCGATGCGTATGCAAAGGTAGCCTATACCGCCGATAAAGCCCTCGGAGGGAAGAGATACGACGAAAGCCGCAAGCAGCTCGAAAACCTTGCAGAGCAGCAGATACTCATTCAGAAACAGATCAATGAGGAGCAAAGCAAGAAAAAGACCGATCACGGCAAGATCGAGGAGTGGCAGCGACAGATTCAGGAGATCGCCCAAGAGATGGCATCCATCATCAACGAGATGCTGGAAGACATCATCGGCTATACCGCCGCCGACCTTGCCTCGGAACTCGGAGATGCTTTCTTCGAAGCGGCCAAGCAGGGAGAGGATGCGATGGAGGCATGGCGCAAAAAGGTCAATGATATTGTCGCCGATGTTCTGCAAAGAATGCTCGTACAGAAGTATTTGGAAGAGCGTATCGGAGGCATTTTCGACAGATACAAAAAAGAATGGTTCGGCAATGACGGCTCGTTCAAAGGCATCGACGCCGTGATCGGTTCGATGAATGGATTTGCCGGAGAACTCAATCAGGTCGGAGAAGAGTTCAACGCGATCTATCAAGGTCTGTCCGATAGCCTTAAAAATTATTTCACGGGAGATGCCGAGCGCGAGGGAATGAGCAAGGGGATCGCCACCGCGTCGCAGGATAGCGTCGATGAGAACAACGCCCGCCTGACGACCATTCAGGGGCATACCTATACCCTCGTACAAGGCATGAATGACCTGAATCGCACGAGCAATGCCGTCCTCGACAAACTGACGGGCATTGAGAAGAATACCTCCGAGGCCAACGACAAGCTCGATAGGGTCGATAAGAATATCAAGGACATCAAAAACACGGTTGATGATATTGACCGGAAAGGATTAAAACTCCGCAGCTAAATGAAAGAACTCATCAGACGAATACAGAGGGAATGGAGGGCGGCCAAAGATGCCGCCCAAGCCCAATGCGCCGATAGCGGGCAGTATGAAATGGCCGCAAAACTCGAAGCCTGCGACATGTTCAAAGGCGACGAGACATTGGAAGAGTTGATCGGGCTGATGTTCTCCCCGCGAGGGGTCGAATTTATGACGGCCTACAACTTCCCCAACATCGCCACATTCAGACGATTCAAGAAGTACCACCCGGAGCGATACGGGGTATATATCGACAGTGGCGAAATCTCGCTTTTGGAGGCTCGGAAAGTCTTTTTGATAGGAGATACCACCGCCGAGCTGAAATACCGCGAAACCGCCGGAAATCGGCTATTCCTAATGTGCGGAGCAAAAGCCTCCGTCGCGGCATCGGGATATGCGGTCGTCAAGGTCGAAAAGGATAAGGATTCCGAGGTGAGTTACATCGTTCAGGACAACGCGAAAATCCTATGGTAGGCAAGCTGTTCATAGACGGACTGGATGCGTTCAGCGAATACGGCATCTTCGTAGAGCAGTACGGGTACAAGGCACTCGTACAGATGCCGTCATTCAAAAAACTGAATAGCACCGAATGGCCCGAATATGACGGCGAGGAAACAGATCTCTCTAATCCGATCCTCGACAGCAAGACATTCTCGATACCGTTTTGCATCACCGATATTTTGAGCGCGAGCGATCTGTTCGAGGTGCTTTCCGATGGGGCATATCATATCTTCGACTTCGCCGAACTCGGCAAGTCCTACAAACTGCGGCTTCTGACCAATCCCGCATTGTCCGCCAAAATCCAGCTCGGAAAAATCACGCTGAATTTCGCCGATGACTTTCCGCCCGTCTATCCGACCGATGAGACGGACATCGAGAGCCTGAACGAGTACAATACGCTGCTGAATCAAGCTCCCTATGCAACAGCCCCGACGGGCTTCAAGCAAAACGGCTACGAGATGGATGATGTCGATTTTTCCCGCTTCGGGGTCTATGTCCTCGACGGCACGGATCGGAATATTCAGAAAGCCCCGAATGTCCGCGAGAATCTGAAAATTGATGTAACCAATCGGCCCGGAGTGGACTATGACGGAGAATCGGTTTTCTACAAGGCGAAAGACGTTGCGATGAAGCTCTTTATCTATGCCGATAGCATCGCTCAATTTTGGGAACGCTGGTATGCGCTTTTCACCGCCCTGCTGAAACCCGAATTACGCAAATTATACAACGACAACGCTTTGGAGGAGTATAATTGCTACTACAAGAGCAATACGGTAACGCGATTCGATATTCGCCGCAACGGGCGGGTGTGGTGCGAGTTCACCGTAACCCTGACCTTTCCCGATTCGCGGCCCGACGGTAATTACTGCGTATTGGCGACCGAGGATAAGGATGTCGTGATAACCGAGCCGGAAGAGGGCCTCATCGTATTTAGAATTTAACTCTACAAGGATATGATAAAGAAGAAAATATCGGAACTCCCCGAATGCACCTCATTCAAAGGGCTGTGGACTATCGGCGTCGATATATTCAACAAGAGCGTCAAGGTGTCGCTCGAATATATCCAGTCGGTCGTCGAGGGGATGAAGTCGGCGACGAAAAATGCGACCGATGCCACCAGCGCGGCAAACTCCGCAGCGCAGACGGCCGATAATGCCGCGCAAAGGGCGCAGGCTGCTACGACCGCCGCCAATACCGCGACGACGAATGCCAATAATGCCACCGCCGCCGCGATTGAGGCGAAAGAGGATTGCGAGGAGGTGATCGCCGCCGCTGCGGAATTGGAGCCGCTGAACCTCGTACCTACGGCGATGACGGTAGAATACCCCTCGCGCCTGCTGGTCGGCAATATGGCGGAGAATTTCATCCGCGCGACGCTCGCTCCGGCAAGTGTTAAGCCGAATGTGCTGTTCCTCGGCGATGACAAAGCCGTATCGGTAACTCCCGACGGGCGTATCACGATCCTCGCCGCCGGGATTAGCATCATCCATGTCATCCCGACCTGTAACGTAGCCCTCTACAAGACGATTCAGATCAAAGTTTCGGAGCCTACGGTCAGATTGGTAACGCTCTCGTCGATCCGCCTCACGGCAAACGGTAATTTCAGGTTCAATTAAAACAACATCAAACTATGGGAAGACAAGGTTACATCAGCGAATTTATGAACGGCGGGCGCATCCTCTCGCATGGCAAGATCGAAAGCCTCGCAAATGGGTTCAGCCTGCCGAATGACGCACTGTTCTCGCTCTACATCAGGCCCAAATACAGCAGTTCCAGCGTGGATGCCGTATTGAGCGTAAAATGCTATCAGGACGACGAGTTTTCCGACGCCCCGGTAGTTCTCAACGACTGGTCGCCGATGGCGATAAAAGCGATTGCGCCGAATGCGGATTTTCTCAACACTCACGACCTCTATTGGGGTGCTGGAACTTACGTCGAAAAGGTATGATCGCATCGGTATTCATATCCCTATCGCGGCGGTTGCGCCAATGGGCGGCATCCCGTAAGCAGAAGAAAATGCGACTGAATACCGCATCGTCGGTGATGTTCATCGCAACGAAAGGTAAAACGGTTTTCAAATTCTTAAACAACAAATAGTTATGACAGCAGCACAAGAAGCTATCCTCGAACAGATCATCGAGGCTTTTCAGAACGGCAAGCGTTTGAGCGACTTGCCCGACGTATCGGGGACTAACCCGTTCAATCTCATCTGCGAGGTATTGGAGGACGGCGAGAGCAAAAAGGCCGCGCTCGCAACGCTCCTGCCTTACATGGAGGAGGAATGCAGCTACGGCATCGAGTTCGACACCGCTGTATCCTCGCCTGCCTGCACCCGTATCGGCAATCTCTCCCTGCACAAGAGCCTGCCGATCCACAACCGGATGAAAGGCTGCCTGCTCAACGACGACGGCGAGGTCGTGGAATATCTCAATCCGGCAAATTGGACGGGACAGACGCGCGACGGCTCGCGGGGTCAGGTCATGGTCGAACTTCCCATGCACTACCGCAAATTCGAGACTGACGGCACGAAGCGGCGGGTACGCATCAGCGAGTACCCTCTCCCCGGCTATCGTCTCGTCCCAGGGAATAGATACGTTTCGGCGTATCAGGCTACCATACAGCGCAGCACGACGACCCTCTGCTCGGTCGTGAATATGGATGCCGACTACCGAGGCGGCAACAACAATACGGCGTATGACGGAACCTATCGCACGTTCCTCGGACGCCCGGCGACGGGTATCTCCCGTACCAATTTCCGCAATTACGCCCGCAAACGCAAGTCCGGTTCGACGGAATGGAACTGCATGACCTACGACATCCAAAAAGAACTGTATTGGCTCTTCGCCATCGAATATGCCACGCTCAACTCGCAGGCGGCATTCAATGCGGAAAAGGACAGCAACGGTTATGCGCAGGGCGGCCTCGGAGCAGGTGTAACAAACATGTCCGATTGGAGCGGATTCAACGGCTATTATCCGTTCGTGCCGTGCGGCCATACCGACGAACTCGGAAACGGCACGGGCGAGGTAGCATACCCCGTCATCAATGAGGACGGATCGACCCGATGCACGGTCATGGTTCCGCGCTATCGGGGTGTCGAGAATCCTTTCGGTCATGTTTGGCAATGGACGGACGGCATCAACATCCGGATCAGCCCGACCGAGGAGAATGGCGGCGACGGGTTGAGCAAGGTATTCGTCTGCACCGATCCGGCCAAATTCTCGGATAGCGGTTACGACGGCTACGCCCATGTAGGCAACGAGGCCCGCGCAGAGGGATATGTCAAAGAGGTGATTTTCGGCGAGGGAGGAGAGATCATGCCCTCCGTCGTAGGAGGCGGTTCTTCGACCTATTTCTGCGACTACCACTATACCAACATCCCGACGGCCGAAGCATTGCGCGGTGTCCTGTTCGGCGGTGCTGCGTCTTACGGCGCGCTTGCCGGTTTTGCGTATGCGTATTCGTATTCCTCGCCCTCGTCTGCGTTTGCGTTTGTCGGGTCTCGCCTTTGCTTTATCCCCGCATAACGGATAACGCCACAGAAAACACGCTCGGCCAATAATTAAACGATACGACAATGGAGAATAACCATAATCCGATGGAAGATGACGGTTCGCTGGATTTCCTGAAAATCCCCGCCGACGAAACCAACAAGCATTTTAACTGCCCCGAAACAACGCAGCAGAAGTTGATTAACCTCACCTTTTGGGTCTGCGACTACATCGAAGGAGTGAAAACGAAGTTCGGATCAGATCGGACGCTCGTCAAGATCAAGATGAATCGGGACGACCCCGACCGCGACGCACGCAAGTTCTTCACCAATTCGCGGGAAATCAAATATGTCCTCGCCAAGATTCGGGAGATGGACAAATTCCCGCGACGGGTAACGATGCGGGCATCTGGAACGCGGTACTACTTGGAGTAATGGATGTATAAAGGTTGGTTGCTCTTGCGGTGTCCTGTTCAGCGGTAATGCGAATAACAGCGCGAATGCCGGTTTTGCGTATGCGAATTCGAATAACACGCCCTCGAATACGAATGCGAATGTCAGGTCTCGCCAATGATTTTCAGAAAGGTAAAAACATAAATTTTGAGAGCAACGACCCTGCCTCTCGGCAAAAAATATCACCTCAAAAA